CTTACCACCAGCACTTCAAAAAGCTATTGACGCTAAAAAAGACAAAAAAGATGTCAAAGAGTCTGACGCAAAGAAAGACGATAAAAAAGCTAAAGATGACGCTGACGTAAGAACTGAAGACGAAGACAAAGAAAAGAAAAAAGAGATTGACGTAAAAGAACACGTTGACGCTCTTATCGCTGGCGAAAAAGACTTAACCGAAGAGTTCAAAGCTAAAGCTGCTACTATTTTTGAAGCAGCAATCAAATCTAAAGTAAAAGAAATTGCTGAAGAATTGGAAACAGATTATAATAACAAATTAGAGCAAGAAAGTGCTAAAGCAAAATCTGAATTAACTGAAAAAGTTGATTCTTACCTTGCATACGTTGTTGAAGAGTGGATGAAAGAAAACGAATTCGCTCTTGAAAGAGGTATCAAAGGGGAAATTGCTGAAGACTTTATTAATGGTTTGAAAAAATTATTTGAAGACCATTACATTGATGTTCCAGATGAAAAATATAACGTGCTTGAAGACCAAGCAGGTAAAATTGAGAAACTGGAAAAAGACCTCAATGAGCAAATTAGTAAAAATGTTGAGTTAAACAAGGAAGTTGGAACTAAAGTTAGAGAAGAAATCAAAGCTAAAGTTTCCGAAGACCTTGCTGACACAGCAAAAGAAAAATTTACTAAACTTGCTGAATCAATTGAATACTCTAACGCAAAAGACTACCAAAAGAAATTAGAAACTGTTAAAGAATCTTATTTTGGTAAGAAAAGTGAAGCGAAAGAGGAACTAGATTATGTGGCGGCAGATGGAGAAGGAGTTAATCCTGATTTATCAAAATCTATGGCTGCTTACAGCGCCGCTATAAGCAAAACTAAAGACATTAAGTTGTCTATTAAGTAAATATATAGGGAGATAAACACATATGTACTTATCTGAAACACACGAGAAAAAATGGCAGCCAGTACTAGAGCATCCTGATTTACCAAAAATTACTGATGCTTATAGACGTGCCGTAACATCCGTGATATTAGAAAACCAAGAACGTGCTTCTAAAGAAGACAGCGCTTACTTGGCAGAAGCGGCTCCAACAAACGCAACAGGTAGTGCTGTAGCGAATTGGGATCCAATTCTAATTTCATTAGTACGTAGAGCAATGCCGAATTTAATTGCATACGATATCGCAGGTGTACAACCAATGACAGGTCCAACAGGACTTATTTTCGCAATGAGAAGTAGATATACTTCACAAGCCGGCGGAGAATCATTCTTTGACGAAGCTGATACAGACTTTAGTGGTAGAAATGCTGCTGGATCTTCTGTTGATGGTTTCTCAGCGACTGACCACTCAGGAACAAACCCAGGAGTTCTAAACGATGGATCACCTGGAACTTATACTAAAGGTACTGCTATGACTACAGCGAAAGCTGAAGCTCTTTGCGATGCTAGCGGTAATGCATTTGCTGAAATGGCTTTCTCAATTGAGAAATCTACGGTAACTGCTAAAAGTAGAGCTCTAAAGGCTGAATACACTATGGAACTTGCTCAAGATTTAAAAGCAATCCACGGTTTAGATGCTGAAACAGAACTTGCAAACATCTTATCTGCTGAAATTTTAGCAGAAATTAATAGAGAAGTTGTAAGAACTATTTACATTAATTCAGAAAAAGGTGCTCAAACTGGTAACGTAACAACTGCTGGGATTTTTGACCTAGATACAGACTCTAATGGTAGATGGTCTGTTGAAAGATTCAAAGGCCTTATGTTCCAATTGGAACGTGATGCTAACAGAATAGCTCAAAGAACCAGAAGAGGAAAAGGTAATATAATTATCTGTTCATCTGATGTAGCTTCTGCTCTTCAAATGGCAGGTGTATTAGATTACACTCCAGCTTTAAATAACAACCTAACTGTTGATGACACAGGCAATACTTTTGCAGGTGTATTAAACGGTAGATTTAAAGTATACATTGATCCTTATTCAGCAAACAGTACTGCTAAACAGTATTACGTTGTTGGATATAAAGGAACATCACCATATGACGCAGGTATTTTTTACTGCCCATATGTTCCTTTACAAATGGTTCGTGCAGTTGGTCAAGACACTTTCCAACCGAAAATCGGATTCAAGACGAGATATGGCCTAGTTGCTAATCCGTTTGCTGAAACTGGTGCTCAATCAGGTGCTGCTACAGCAGTAAATGACGCTGGAAGTGCTAACGCTAACCGTTATTACCAAAAGGTACAAGTTGCGAATTTAATGTAATCCTTAATTGGTTTATTTTTATTCAAAAACATTATATTAATTTAAAAGGGAG